GGTGGCCATCTGCATCTGTAGCTCGCGGATTTCGTTGGACTGTGCTTCAAATGCGTTCGCGGCTGGTTCCACGTAATAAACCTTGTTGCCAGGCTGGCTGGCCATCGCGTAGTTGACGCTTACAGCTACGTCTTTGGATTGGTCGTCCCAGCCTTCGAGGACAAGGATTGGCTGGCTTGCGATGTGTAGGCTGTGGATTAGGTCGGCTTGGCGTTGGAAATGGGCCAGGTTTAAATATGCAATGTCAAGTAAGGGCGGCTTACTTGTAAGGGTGTCTACTTTGCCCGCATAGGTTGTTACTAGCGGGATTTGGCCCAAACTGTAGTCGCCTGATTCCACTAACTCGTAGTCCGAGGTGGCATCTGTTGCGTCGAAGGCGTTTGGATAGGGATAGCCGCCTTGTAAGTTCTTTTTCGTTTCTACTTGGCGGTAGATGCGGTATTGGCCCGGCTCGATTACACGGATCTGGTCGTATACTTTTTCGCCAAATTCGCCGTCAGGGACTACTGCTTTTTCTTTGATGCGGACCTGTACTAAATTGCCGTAGTTGACTTCACGGTCCAACCGCCAGCCGTAGATGTTGTCTGGGTCGATTTCAATCCAGTATGGGCGGCGGTTAAGTTCGCGCTCTTCCGCAAGGCTGCGGGCACCCGTTGGAGCCGGGAAATCTACTAATGTATGACAATGCCCGTAGGTTAATGAGCACAGCAGCAGGCGGCGGGCGTACTCATCTAGGTCTGAGCCGCAGCCATCAACGTCTTTTGCAAAAATATCGGTCCAGTATGGGTCGCCTATCAAACTGATTGGTTTGCGCAGGATTAGTCCTGCAGCAGCACGCACCAGGCGCTGGGTAAAGGGTGAAAATACGGCGCGGTTTACACGCGCTAAATACGCCGTGTAGTCCTCGCGGGGTTCGATTGGCAGGAAGGCTTCGCTGTTTTCGCGGAGGTATTCCGTCCCAAGGGTGACGGCCTTCATGATTTCCCAGCCCTTCATCATGTCCAGTACCGCCTGGGTGCGGGTGAACGGACTGTCAGCTCCACCGAGCGTGTTGGAACTTACAAGGTGGGTGCGGATCTGGCCGGGAACTGAATAGGTCACTTAGTCACCATTTCTCGCGATTTGCCCAGTAAGCGGCGGACATTTTACCTTTTTTGATATTAGCGGCATGGCGTTTCTTAAATGCTTCGCGCCGTTTTCGGGCGGATTCGCTTTCGTTTTCCTTTTTTGGGCTGCCTGTTACGCCTTGTTGGCCGAAACGGATCAGCTTTACCGTTTCGCCTTCCTTCGCAAGCACTGCGTGGCTTTTGTTTGCGTGGCCCGGTGTGCGTTTTGGTTTGTTGTAGCCGCTGAATTTTTCGCCACGGTATTCAATCATCTTCGTCCTCCACTTCGATCATTACTTCGATGCCGCTGGCAAGACGCACCATCAGACCTCCGAAGTCCTCGGGGTCTTGCGGTGTCATAAATGCGAAGGAGGCTTCGGTGGTGCGGCTTTCGGAGTCCACCTCAAGATGTGTGCAGAAACCGGTGATGATTCGGGTGCCCACTATTTTTGTCCCTTTGGTTTGCGTTTTTTAGCTGTTTTGGCTGCTTTTTTGAACGCTCCAGCGGTTGGGGCGCCCTTCTTTCCCTTGGGCTTGCTCTTTTTGCCTTGGCCGTAGTGTCCGGGCATTGATTTATGGGGTGGGTTCAGCTAAATCTACTTCCTTTTGGGGTGTTATTTCGGCCTCGATTACGTCGCTTTGCGGTAGTTGGGCGGTGACTACTTTGGGTTCTACTTGGATACTTAGGGAAGGCACTTGGATGGATACTTGTTCGGGTGTGTTTTCGCCTAAAACGCGGCCTAGGGAATCCAAAACTTGCGCGGCGACTTGGTAGTGGCCCTTTTTCATCGCGGCGTGGACGACGCGGAGGCGCATGGTTTGGATGCGGCCCAGCATTGCTTCGCGGTCGCGGATCCAGTCCTCTTCCGTCCAGCTTTTTACTTGGTCCCAGTCGCGCCAGGCGGTCGGGATGCTCACGCCTTCGCGGGCAGAATGTTCATATACGATTTGGCGCACGCTGTGCCCGTCCAATTGGTGCCGATACATGCGGCGTTGGCGTGCCTCGATGTATTCCTGGGCGCGTTTATCACCACGGCTGCGCTTTTGTGGGCCCTCGTAATTAACCATTGGTTTGTGTAGCTCAGTACAACCTAAATGAAGTTGTGCCCATTACGCCTGATTTTGCCAGGTTAAATTGTTGCAGGCATAAATAGCCGAAGGCGTCAAATGCGTGGTCTACGCCTAAATTTTTGTTTGGGAGGCCCGTTCCAGGGGCATAGGTCAGGCTGCGGAATGACTTGATTAGTTCCTTGCAGCGTGGGTGGATGTAGCAGCGGCGCGTTCCAGTGGCGTCTAGAAGGGCGGTGTTTACGGCGGTGATTTTGTCGCGTACTTTCCATGGGCTGCGTGGTGAACAGACGCGAAAACCGGATTTTCGTAAAATGTTGTGGTCTGTTGCGCCTACACCTTGGGTTTTGCGCGCACCACCCGTGGGGTCCGGGCAGGC